GCTCTAGATTTAATGTTTGATAATGATTAAAGTTTGTAGCATTTTCTGTATTTGTAATAGAAGTATCTAATGGTAACATACCAAAATCCTTCATTGCTACATATGCTTTTGCCATATTATTCTTACCCCAATCTTCTCCCATTGAATGACGTGGTAATGCATTCTGATCAAACATAATTACAGTGCCTAGTTCATCAACTAATATATCTGCAATCTGATTATTAACCATATTATAACCTACTTGATAAGGCTTCATAAGATCTACTAAAGATGTTGATTTAGTATTTCTATCAGAAAAAACTCTTCCTTCTATTGGTAATTTACAACCATATAAGTTATTATCTCCTTTAAATTGAAACTGTACTCTTCCTGGTTTTTGTTTATTTATACCAATATATATAGGATCTAAATCATTACCTACTTCTGCTCTCCATGATCCTGGTAAATTTCTTCCTATTTTTACACCACCCCATACTTCATTAATCCATATCCAATCTATATGCTCTCCTTCTACTAAATTATCTTTTGTTTTTTGTTTAAATAGAGTTGTGTTATATACAGGTTTATGTGTTACTTTAAAGTTTTCATCAACCACTAATTGTTCAACTTCACCATCAGACATTACTCTAATCATATGACCAACCTTTCTCTGAGTTTTCCAATAAATTGTAGATACTCTAAGCATTTCATAATCACCATATGAAGAAACATCTTCTCCTTCATTTAATATTTGACTTACAATATCAGTTCCCCCTATTGGATTAGTAGCCCAATTACTCATAAATTGTCTATATCCCAGTGAAGGAGAATTTGTATTCCATTTATGACTTCTAGTAGGATCATAATATGCACCATCATTTTGAACTCCTGATTGCATATATATAGCTGATTTAGCTGGATATATATTTTCTAATGATTCTAATTGTTTTTTATTCATTAAATATCCATACTGATCTATAACATCTGCAATAGTAAGTAGTTCACATTTTCCAGCATAATTTGAATCTGATATATATCTAGTATCAGGAGACTTTTGATAGAATGTTAATACTGGATTCCATAACTCTACATTATAATCATCTTCCATCATTTTAAAATGCCAAAACTCTCTATCACAAATAAGCATATCTCTAAAACCTCTTTCTTCAAGTTCTTGCATTTTAAATCTTTCTTCATCAACATTCATTTGATGAGTGGCCCACTCTTCAACTAAACTTCTATAATCTTTTTGAAAAAATTCTTCTATTTCTGGTAAACTTTTAAGACCTTCTGGTTGTAATTTTTGTTGTGCTTCTTCAGAGTTAGGATCAAGACCCATAGCAATCATTTCATGGATCATTTTAGTTTTAGCATCTTGCAATAAATTTTCTTCAATAAGTTTTCTTTTTTCTTCTATCATTTCATTATATGATAGATCATCAACTGCTCTAAACTGAACTTTTGAATATCTTTTAGAAAACTCCCCTGTCATTACATTAACAACATTAGGAATAATAGGATAGAATCTAAGTTCTAATGCTGACTCATCAGTTTGAGTTAATACATCCATTAAATCTTTATACTCATTATCAGGCTCAGTTATGTAATCTGTCTTATCAATTATTCCTTTTGCAAGCTTATAATTTTTTAAAAGTTTTCTTGAATTACCTCTTAAAAAATTCATACCTTGAATTTCAAGCCAGTCTAAATTCCAAGCAGCCCAATTATCAGTCTTTTGTCTTGCTGGTAAAAATTGAACAGGTTGAGTTAAACTTGAACTAGCAGAAGAATACTCACCTGTTTTTGCTTTTGCACCATTCTTTAATTGCAATGCATTAAATACTTTCATATGATTACTACTTTATTGTATAGACTATTTCTAAATTATCAACTGTTGTTGTTTGATACCAATACATTATTTTATATTTTTAAATGGAGATTTTTTAAATCTACCAATATTTGATCCACGTTTTTTTCTACCAATATTCTTAAACGGACTCATAGATAATTTATACAAATTTCTTGAATTATCCAAGTTATTTGATGACTTATCACTCTCTTTACGTTTTAAATAGCCTCTATTAGACTGTTGAACTCTTGCAAATGCAATCAATGCAGAAAATGCAACTAATCTATCCACGTTAAGCCCAGGGTAATATTGTGACATTTCTGTTAATAACATTTTATCTGGTATTCTTTCTATACCTAATGTTTGACTAATAACCTCACCATTATCATCTAACTCCTCATCTATTGCTTCACGTATAAATTCAATTGCATAAGATATTAAATGATTTTTAAATAGTGTACCAGTATTTTTCCAACCATATTCAGCAAATACATTTGCATTAGAACCTAAATCTTTTAAGAATAAAACTTGTTGTTTAGGTACTAAATATTTTTGTTTTCTTTTTGCAATCATATGTTGTATAAATAAAGAAATATTATTTTCAACTATAGTCCATGCTTTGTACCACTCTATTATTAATTCTAAACGTTCATGAGTTTTATTAATATCATCAAATCTTCCACACCATGAAGCAACTATTTTATCTTTTTCTATAAAGGTTTCTGGTCCATCTGGAGTATTTCTTGTTATTTCAATAGGATTTTTATATACAAAAATACTACACAAAGAATCTGATGTAGTTGTTTTACCTTCTGATACAGGGTCAATAGATGCATAGTATGTACCAAAATCTGGATTATCAATTGGTCTTTCCCAAACAACTAAAGATCCTGTTTTATCTTCTAATTTCTTTTTTACAGGAAAACTACTAATTGGAAGTTTATTAGTTCTTTTAGCAGTAATACCTTTTGAATCTCTATCTAATTCAATTAATTCATAAGAGTATTTTTTTTCTTCAATACGTTTTTGCTGTTCAGCAATTATACCTTGTGGAAATATTGCTGCTTTTCTATAAGCAAAAGCCTCTGCTATATTTATTGGTTTTTGAGATATACGTAATTGAAACTGTTCAGGAGATAAATCTTTTTGCCACTGTCCTCTTTCTTCTTTTATTGCATTTAAAGATTCTTTAACTAATGAATTTCCATACTTATCAATATATGGAGGCATAGACCATTGTTCAGGTATAAATAATCCTGCAATTCCTATACCACCTTTATCATCCATTAAATTAGTTTCTACAGCATATATATCATTTGCTTGTGGGTTAAGTATCATTTCTTTTAATGGATTACACTGTGCAAGATCACCCACAGATCCTGCTGCAATAAACATTCCTGTTGTTATCATACCAGAAGTCATTGCAGGTCTAATATACTCATATGTTTGATCCATCTTAGGAGCAATACCTGCCTCTTCATGAAAGAAAAATGTACAAGGTCCACCTACACCTGTTGTTGCATTTTTTTCAAATGATGCACCTTGTATTTTTGACATAAGACCTTTATTAGTCTTTCTATTATTTACTCTCACCTCAATTTTTTGTTCCCATAATAAAACTTTTTCAGGTGTACATGGTCTATACCAAGCTGTATGTTCATTAAGAAATGTTTTATATTCATCTAAAAATTTCCATGAACCTTTATCATTTATATAATCTTTTAATGATGCTCCTATTTTACAAATAGATCCTTGTTCAAACCAAAACTGATTTATAAGTTTAGCCATATGAAAATAAGATGATGCTATCTGACGTTTTTTAAGTATGGCTACATGTTTATTATGTTCTTCTGCAAGAACTTCATATAATGCCATATGATATTGAGCATCTCTTACTTTAGCAAATCCATACTTTTTTTCTTCCTTATCAAAGATAGGTAGAAAGTTTAACCACATATAATAATCTCTAGTTAAATAAAATACATTTTTTTTACCATGATATAAAACACCTTCTTTACATTTAGCTTTTTCATCTTCCCAATATTTGTTAAAATCTTTTGATCTAAATGGTTTATCACAATAAAACCCTTGTTTATTAAATATAACTGCTTGCTCATTAAATAACAAAGCAGTATCATCAAATTCATACTGCCCTGGTTCTTTAAATAAGGTTATTAAATATTTTACCCAATCACTCTTTTCTTCAAAATTAGTTATAGTCCAAGAGTTATTTTTATATGTTGGTATAGATTTATACATTTTATTTATTAATACTTTCTAATAATATAAATAACAGCTATATAAATAATTACACATCCAGCTATACTCCATGACGCTAATGTTATATCTGGTATCATAAGCTACTATCTACTATTGCCCAAACATCTTGTTGTCTCAATAAAATATGTTCTTCATCCATATGAAACACAATAACAGGTTGTACAAATTGATTAAACAATACTATCTCACCTTCATATATTCCTTCTACATCTTCCCCCACTCCAATAACCGTTCCTCTATCTTCTTTTTCTTTAGATGAATCTGGAATATAAATTCCTGATGTACCATAAGTTTCTTTTGCCTTGTGTTGTTTAACAAG